AATTGATCCTGCTAATGGGGAAGCTTTTAAAGAATATCTTGAGTCGGCTGTTGGGGGTGGTGTTGCTGGTTTTGTCTTTGGTGCTTTTGGTGGAGGTGGTCGAGGTGTGCGCCGATATAGCCAACAGACTTCACTAGAAGAACAACAAAATGAAATAGATCGTGCTATTGCTGAAGGAAGCTTTCTTATTGATTCCCTTGAAGAGGGTGGGGTAGCTCCTGCACCTGTACAAGTAGCTCCTACTCTGGAAGAATCAGCTACGGCAGCAACAAGTCCTATAGGAGAAGTTGAAACCGATGTAGAAGTAGACGGGACTTCTCCGACGCTTGCCGATGCTAAATATCTAGAATGGAAACAAGAAAAAGATAAGGGTTCATTGCTTGATCTCCCTGAACCTAAACCTAAACCTAAACGTAAAGTTAAAGGTAAAACTACACCTGAAGTTAAGCCTGAAGAAACTAAAGGTAAACTAGGAACTACATTAGAACTAAATAAAAAAGGTTTACCTAAAGAAGGGCAATCAAAAATAGGACCACTAACAGGAACAGCAACAAGACCAAAAATGACTGCTCGTTCTGCTGCAGAAATAGCAGAGTTAAATAAAAAAGGAAGGAAACAAGCAGCAAAGGACAAAGCACAAGCAGTAGCTTTAAGTGGAGGAGCTAGTGAAGAAGTAGTTAATCAAACTACTGCTACTATTGAAGAGACTGATGCACCAGTAGATTCATTTGGTGGTCCCGATGTTAGTCAATCTGAAATAGCACGAGCAGAAGTAAAACAAAAACTAGATGAAGGGATTGTAAAACAAGATCAAGGACAAACTCTTGATAGTGATGAAGAAAATCTTTTAAAAGAAGCCAATAAAAAAGCTGAAGAAGCTGCAAAGATTAAAGGAGAAATAAGAGAATTAAGAAAAGCTTTTCGTGAAGGAAACCTTACCGAAAAACAAGCAGATCGTGCGGTAGGGTTAGGTCTAAACGTACCTATAGATGACGATGGAAATATTGTATACCCTACTCAAAAACAAATAGAGGCTGCTAAGAAGAAACAAAAAAGAACTGCTCAAAGAAAAGACTTTGAAGGTGCAATAGAAGAAGGGCAAGTAGATTCTGAAGTAGTTACAGGGCTTACAGGAACTGAAGCAGATGTTACGGCTGAAACTGATAGAGAGGGTGATCCTTCTATTACATTAGCCGAAGCTTTAAAACCTACTTATCGTCAGACAATGGCAGAGATGGACAAGGATGATCTTGTTGAATTGTCTGAGGCAGAACAGGAAAAGGTTAGAGAATTTATAAGTGAGAAGCTTGGAGCTAGTGTTGATACTATCTTTATGGAACAAGCAAGTATTGCTGCAGAGTATGAAAAAGCAGGGGGTACAAATCCTAGTGACGTACTTGCTTTTACTGATCCTATTAAACGTATTATCTACGTAGCTACTAATCCTTCTTCTCTTACGGATGTAGAGTCTATGGTAGGTGAAGAAGTCTACCATATGGCTGAAGGATTAAATCTCTTTACTGAAGCTGAACGTAAAGCATTGCAAGATACTCTCACAGTAGAGACGGCAAGAGAGAATGGTCTTGGCCCAATGATAGATGCTTACCCCGAAGCCCTACACGCAATGGAGGCTCGTGCTAAGTTAGCTGGTCTATGGTTGTCAGGTGCATCTGTTAAAGGATTACCTACCCGTACTCGTAGTCTCTTACAACGCTTTAAAGATTTTCTAAGACAGGTTGCTAACTTTATTACAAACAAAGAACCGACTGCAGTTGAGATACAGCGCAGGGCTTTACGAAGATTGCAGGATGGTCAACTAGCTAGAGAGATAGGAGGACAACCTTCTGTTGATCTGTCAGGAGTTATGGCGAACAGGGGTATCTTCAAATCTCTTTCTAATAAACGAGTTGTAGATGCTGCTAAAAAATCTTTAGCTGACATTAAAAAATCTCGACTAAAGAATGAGACAGGGGAAGTGTTGTCTACGTGGAATAACTGGATGACGCATCTTTCCGGCTTGGCTGAAAAGTTTCCAAAGTTTAAACCATTCTACAATGCGTTGATGGATCAAACCCAAAAACGTAATGCTATTAAAAACGAAGCTTTAACTATTCTTAGACCTTATCTTGAAATGGTTAGCGCAGGTATACCTTTTACAAAGAAAGCCGAAGCAGCAAAGAAAGCGGCAAAAGATATAGAACAGTTTGCAATTGCTGCCGATCATCTTCAAGTACCTAAAAGTGTAATTCTTAATGGTGGTAAATTTAAAGAGGACAGGAAAGGAGCAGTAGAAGAAGTACTTCCTCCTTTTACTGTTCCTCTTCAAGCATTAAGAGAACGAGGGGGATCAACATGGGAAGCATTAGATGTTCCCGACACCCAAGAATACCTTACACTTGATGAGGCATATAGAGAATCTTATCGTGCATCTTCAGATACATTTACTTATGTTTATAATCAAGTTCGGGAAGCTATGGAAAAATACTTAGCGGATCTTGGGCATACTTTCTTAAATAAAGCTGACTTTAAAGAAGAAACAGATCCGTTAGAAAGATCCAAAAAGATTATAAACTTTTTAAAACCATATCTTGAATTAAATAAAGAAGGTAAGGTAATACCTTTTGATAAACGAACAAAGAAAGCACTAACAAAAGAAGTGGCTGAAGCAGAGGGTTTGTTTAGAGAAGGAGACAAGGCTAAAAACGTACAGAAACTTTACGAAGAATTAGGAACTATCTACGATGTAATGGTATCGTTACGTGATGCTCAAGTATTTAGTTATCTACCCCGCATTAGAAATGGTGAGTATGTTGTACAAGTTAAACGTATAAATAGAAAAAGTAAAAAAGGAAAAAAACTACCTGATGTAGTTGAAGAACTTATCTCTGTTCCCAATAGTGCGTTTAGTAAGTTTGGTTTTAGAGCTAAGAGTGCAGTAGCAGAAGATAAACTAGCAAGTCAAATTGAATCAGAAGCAAAAGAAATGTATCCTGATTCTGATAAATATGAAATTAGTAGCTTTAGGTTAACCCGTAACGAGGTTTTAAAAGAAGGTAACCATTCTTTACGTGCAGCCCTTCCTATGATTGAAAGAGTAATGATAGCTTTGGGAACAACCGAAGCTCCGTATAGTGGTATGGAACGAGATAAAGATAGTGCGGAAGCCTTTAAAAAAGTAACAGGAAAAGATAAAGCTTTTGCTGAAAGGGTTATGAAAGATTTAAAAACTGCACTGGGTATGAGGGACTTTGAAAGGTTCACTACTGTTCGGAAACGCCCTACTGTTCAAGGGTATTATACTACAAGAAATAACAATGGTACTTATCTTAGTTCGGCCCTTGATCGTTATATAAACAGTGGTGCTAACCAAGCCTCAAGCATTTACTATCAAAATGATTTGCATACAGCACTTAACAATCTAGATAAACCTGATAGCAGGGATTTATATAGATACGCTAAAGACAGTTGGGAATATTTCAATACCTTTAAAGCAGGTCAAGAAGCTTTAAGAGCTTTTGCGTTTCATGCTTTTCTTGGTTTTAATATTTCATCTTCTGTTCTTAACCTATTACAAATTCCACAGTCAGCATGGCCTCAAATGTCTTCTACCTATGGGGTTGGAGCAACCAGTAGAGAACTGGGTATTGCTTTAAAAGATGCAATAAAAATGGGTAAGCTGAAAGGCAGTCTAGGAAGATACGGTTTTGATTTTACTGGAGAGAAACCTAAAGGAATAGCGCAAGCTGATTGGGATATTTTAGTTGACCTTAACAAACGAGGCATCATTCAACCTATTCAAAACATAGATTTACAAGGTGAATATAATCAGGATAGTGGTTTAATAAACAGACTTGGTGTTCCTAATCAATTAATGTTCGCTTCTTCATACGCCTTTGGTTACACAGAAAATGTTAACAGGGTTACCACAGCTTTAGCTGCCTCTCGTCTTGCACGGAAAGCTTCAACCAATAAGAAGATTGCTAAGAAAGTAAAACTCTTTGCTTCTCAAACAAGATTTAGTGAAAGGATGAATGAGCTTGTTAAAGATGATGGGACTATAGAAAATCAAAAAGAGTTTGAAAAGTTAGCATCTGAAATGTTTGTAGAGAAAACCCAGTTTATGATGGGTAAGGAAAATCGTGCAGGGGTTATGCGTAACTTGTTTGGTATGGGATCAGGAATGGGAGGAGTAGCTACTCAGTTTATGAGTTATCCTATGCAGATGATGAACCTCTACGCACAAGCTTTACGACGTTCTTTAGGAAGAGATGTTGATATTGAAACAAGGAAGATGGCAGCAGTACAGTTAGCACTGATGTCATTAGGGTTCTTTGCATTTGCTGGAGCTATGGGTCTTCCCTTTGCAGATGATAGTAAGGAAGTAATAAAACTTATCTCTCGTAACTTTGGAGATCAAGTAGAGTTTGATGTTGGGAAGTATGCCTACGATCTTGTGAAAGATCTTACTAGTGATGAAGCAGCAGAGCTTATAATGTACGGTCCTATTTCTCGTTCTCTTAATATGGATCTGTCACGCAGGGCAGGTATGGGAAGTCTTATTCCTTTCCTTAGATTAATGTCTGGTACAACGGCCCCTCAAATAATGACAGGCCCAGCAGGTACACGCATCATTGACCATGTAGAAGATACACTCCTTACAATTAATGATCCTCTTGTATCCTTGCCTATGAAGATAGCAGCACCGCTTAGTCTTGCTGTGCCTGTTTCTTTACAACGATTATATAACGGTTTGGTAAAAGTTCCATCACAAGGCTTTATTAGTAAGAAAGGTCAAAGGGGTGTCTTAGGACCAAATGAAATAGACATAGGAGACAGGTTAACTCATCTTATAGGGTTTACTCCACGCAATCTTGCAAACGAATGGAGAGAAAGAGGAATACATAATTACCTTAATTTTCGTAATAGAGGTGGCAAAGAAACGATGACCACAGCTTTAGCGTCTTTAATGACAAGAGTAGTTAGGGCTGAAAATGCTGTAGAAAGAGCCAGATTACGACAACAATTTAATGAGCTAATGATGCAGGTTCAGGAACATGACTTAGCAGCTATGAACCGTGGTGATGCCTCAGCCATGTATCTAATTAACATGGACACAATACGAGATAGAGTAAGAGCAAATCTTAATCCGCGAGCAGGTATGCTTAGAAGAACACGAAAAGCTTTAAGAGGAGAGCAAGCAGAAGAATTTCGTTGACAATATTATTTTTTTAATGTAGTAGGTATTGATGTCCAATACCATGCACATATTTGTAGGATATGACTCACGGGAAAGCGATGCTTACGATGTGTGTCTTAAGTCAATCAAACTGAACAATGCAGCCAATGTTTTTGTTCATCCTCTTAATCATTTAGAACTACGTAAACAAGGTCTTTTTAAAAGACGCTGGCTTGTTAATGAGGAAGGCCAGTATATTGATCTGGAAGATAACCTCCCCTTTTCTACAGAGTTTTCTCACTCTCGTTTTCTTACACCTATCATTGCAAAACAGATGGGCATAGAAGGTTGGGTGTTGTTCTGTGATTGTGACTTTTTGTTTCTAAAAAGTGTAAGCTCTCTATGGGATGAGGTGAGTAATGATAACAAAGCTGCTATTAAATGCGTTCAATTTGAAGAACAAAATCCTAAAGAAGGTCAGAAGAAGATGGATGGAATGGTACAATCCCCTTACTATCGAAAGCTCTGGTCTTCTTTTGTTATGTGGAATGTATCTCATCCATCAAATGATAAGCTCACTTTAGAGATGGTTAACACTGAGAAGGGTGGTAACCTGCATAAGTTTCAGTGGTTAAAAGATGAAGAGATAGGTAGCATAAATCCTATATGGAACTATATACCTACCGTCACTAGTCCCTACATAATACCAGCCGCTATTCATTTTTCAGAAGGTGGTCCGTGGTTTAAAGACTACAAGGACACAGAGTACGCTGATAATTGGCGTAAGTATTTTAAACAAACGATAGATAAATATGACTGACAAAGATAAAAAAGTTTTAGTAGTTTCTTCTTTCAATACATCCTCATGGGATCGTTACTCCAAAGAGTTTTTAGATACGTTACTAGACAACTGGAAGGATGTGGATGTCGCTATCTATTATGACGGTGCGTCTAACGACATGCTCACTCCCTACAAAGATCGTTTAGATTATGTATTTAATTTAGATGAGAATGAGAACCTGCAGTTCTTTAAAAAGAATAACAAGGAGCGCAACGGTAAAGAAGATAATGGTGCTTACAACTATAGACAAGATGCTCTTAAGTTTTCTAATAAAGCTTTTGCTATCATGGATGCTTATCTTGAAAAGGATTTTAAAAAGAAGTATGAGTGGATCGTTTGGATTGATGCAGATACTGTTACTAAGAAAGAGTTTCCTAAAGAAGAGTTATTAAAAATACTAGGTAACTGTGACGTAGCCCACTTAGGCAGGACTGCTATTGACTATAGCGAGACAGGTTTTGTTGGTCTTAACTTACAGAGTGTAAAGACATGGGATCTGATCATAGACTTTGAAGCATGTTATCTTTCTAATGAAATTTTTGGATATCGTGAGTGGACTGATGCGTTTGTCTTTACTCGCCTTATTAACTTACATAGCTTGCATGGGCTAATTCTTAACAATCTAAGCTTTGGATGTGAAGACTTAGATGCGTTTGAAGCTTCTCCTTTAATTGAATATCTCTATCATAAAAAAGGTAATCGTAAAGATGATCCTAAGATTGACAGTATTAAAATACCAAAAGCATTGGGACGCTACTCTGCGCTTGTAGGTTTAATAAAAGAGTACAAGAGTAAAAATATATTAGAGGTTGGTACATGGAACGGTGACCGTGCTATCCAGATGGCTATCACAGCTTTAAAGGAATCAAATAAAGTACACTACACTGGGTTTGATTTATTTGAAGAAGCAACTGATGCGACTGATCAAGAAGAGTTTAATGTTAAAAAACATTTCTCTGAAAAAGATGTCAACGAAAAGCTAACAGCTTTTGCTAATAGCGTTAACGAAGCAGATGATGAAAAGCAATTTACTTTCTGTCTTATCAAAGGGAACACTCGACAAACTTTAAAAATTGTTTCCAACACTGATGCGTGTAACAGTAAAAACATTAAGCCTGACTTTGCTTTTATAGATGGGGGTCACAGTCTTAAAACTATTGAGCATGACTACAATAAGTTAGCTCACGTTCCTATCGTTGTCTTTGATGACTACTACAGGCCGGATGAAGAGGGCAAGATACCTGATATAAAAAAGGTAGGGTGCAATATTTTATTTGAAGAGCTTGATGTAAAAGATTCTAAAAAGTTTTTAATAAGTTCTGATGATCATGTTGCTGATGGCGGCTGTGTAGGGTTTGGTGTAATAATACATGACCCAAAGATTGATCTTCCTACCTTCTCCTCTGTACAGGCTAAGACACCTATAAAGGTTTTACCTAAAGATTGTATGCCTAATGAATACATACAAAATAATATTGAGATTAACACACCTAAGTTCACTAAGTGGTTAGATAAAAAAGGTAGTGTAAATAACGAAACGGTTTTCGTTGTGTCTGCTGGTCCTTCTCTTGAGAAGAATATAGCGAAACTTAAAGCTGAAAAAAGAAAGCATCCTCGCGCTAAAATCTTATGTGTTAAACATGCTCTTCCTATTCTTATAGAGAATGGTATTTTTCCGTGGGGTTGTATTGTTCTTGATCCTCGCCCTGTCGATGGTGTTAGTACACATGGGGTTGTGCGTAAAGATCTGTTTAAAAAGATTCCTAAACGCACTAACTTCTTTATAGCTTCTATGTCTGACCCCACTATCGTAGATTTGCTTATAGAAAAAAGTAGTAATACTTATGGATGGCATGCTTACTCTAATGCTATTGATGACTATGAACCACTTAAAAATAAGATGTTAATTACAGGTGGTACTTGTGCAGCTATGCGTACACTAGGGTTAATGTATACGCTAGGGTTTAGATCTTTTAAACTCTTTGGCTTTGACTGTTCTTTAGAAGGTGAACCCGAAGATCAAAAAGATGCACAGCTATTTCAGGTAGGTATCGGAGATGAGAAGAAGGGTGGTCTTCACTGGACTACAGGTGAGCTTCTTGCAATGGCTCAAGATTTTGAGCAGATGATTAACCGTCCTGATATAGATATGAATATAGAGGTGTATGGTGGTGGTCTTGTGCAGTCTATTTGGGAAGATGGTAAAGATAAATTTATGAGGCTTTCGTACAAGGAGATATTAGATGGATGACACTGAAAATATTCTTGGATTTCCTAATAGTAAAATTGTAAGAAACTCTGATCAAGTTCGCCAAAGTAAAGGAGGCCATGAAGTAAACAAAGAATTTGTTAACGAGGCTTTGTTTACAGTTACTGAACATATAAATAGTGTAGAGAATCTTAAGGGAGTAGTGATACTTGCTTTTGAAGAAGGCACCGATAAAACAATTCCTATATGCAGAGAATGGTTTGCCGGAGAGTTGTCTGTATCCGAAGTATATATTATGTTAGATAGGATAAAAAACGATCTACTCAATACGTTAGAAGATAAAGATCCAACAGGAGAACGATGATGTTAGGAATAGCAGATTCAATAGTAGGAGTAGCAGGTAAGGTTCTTGATAAGTTTGTAGCAGACAAAGACCTTAAGACTAAGTTAGATTTTGAACTACGTAAGGCATACTCTAATGCTAACCTTGCTCAGATAGATGTCAATAAAGAACAAGCCAAGCATCCATCTATCTTTATAGCGGGGGCTAGGCCCAGCATCATGTGGATATGCGCCTTTGGTTTAGGGTGGCAGTTTGTATTTCTACCCATTGCTGCATGGTATATAGCTGTGACAGGACAGGTAATACCACTACCAGAAATTGAGACTGAAGGTTTAATGTCTCTGACACTTGCGTTACTAGGTCTTGGTGGTATGCGTACCTTTGAAAAGAAGAACGGTACACACAGAAATAATATGAAGCACAGGTAAGAACATGGATAGTAAATTTTTTATAAGTTTGGGAGTTGGTCTGTTTGTACAGGCTGCTGGTGTTATCTGGTGGTTGGCTGGACTGCAAGCATCTGTACAACACAATGACTTTCAAATACAGATGATTGCTAAAGATGTAAGTAAGAACTCAAACTTTGTCGAACTGTGGCCTGCAGGTAAGTGGGGATCAGGATCACTACCATCAGATGTTAGACAAGATCTAAAGATTGGTAACCTTGAAATGCAAATGAATAAGGTAAACGACAAACTATTTAATGGTGGGAAAAAATGAATAACATTAAATTAAATTACGCGCTTATCTTTGCTATGGTCCTACAAGCTATAGGTCTGATATGGTATGTCTCTAAGTTGGATAGTAAAGTAGAAACTGTATACAAGTTCTATGAAGAAGAATCTCAAAAGTCTGTTGTGGTTACACAGGCAAAGATGCAGTTTGATCTACAGCTTCTGATAAAAGAAATGGAAGAAGTTAGAAAAGAACTTTCTCAAGGAAGAGATAAATCTGAAGCAATAGTAAAACAGCATAACCGAATATTTAAAATGTTGAGAAATAAAAAGGGTGGTAAAGGCGTACAACAGTACGGCTACTGACAATGGAAATTGAAGGTAAAGTATGGGGAACAACCCGCCCCCTTATTGTTAATCCAATTATAGAAGTACACAGGATTACAGTAGAGCAAGATGCCTATTGTTCTAAGCACCAACATCAATCAAAGATAAATGCTTTCTATGTCGAATCAGGAGAACTTCTTATTCGTAGATGGAAGAATGATTACGATCTGGTAGATGAAACTAATTTACTACAGGGTCAGATTTGTATCGTACCTGCTGGAGAAGTTCACCAGTTTAAAGGAATAACTCCTACAACCTTTGCTTTAGAGTTTTATTGGAGCCAACTAGATGCTAAAGACATAATTAGAGCAAATGTAGGGGGAGTTACAGAAAAAGTAGGGACATAGAGAGCCACTGAGTAGCCATCTACGGTGTTTCCCTACCTACCCTAGCCCAAAGGTACTGATTCTTCTGTATGGGGCTTCTACCCCCCTTAGACACGACCTCGCATTTTATCAACCATATCCGACTGCATATCTCCTACTCGTGCTTTTAAGGTGTTAATTGTAGTGTATATGTGTCCCATATCGTGATCATGTTCTGCCGCTTTCACCTCAAGAATTTTAATTTCTTTTAGTAAAGCGTTCATGTGATCCATCTCATCTGAGAATGTAGTAAACAAACTTTCCATATCTAATCTCCGCAATCTATGGCAAAACGAATGATGTCTTCTTCTTCTACCTTCTCCCCATATTGAACCTCAACTAAGGTACAGGGTTCTTTATAATTATTTTTTACTTGGTGTACTTCGTTCTTATTAATAACGACACTATCATGCAGATTTAATATACGAGCAGCAGGAAAGAGTAAGTCTGCTTTACCTTCTACAACAATCCAGTATTCGCTTCTATGTCTATGAGCTTGTAAACTAATACCCTTCTCAGGAAGAAGGTGAAGAGTTTTAACTTTATACCCAGTACCTTTATCTAGTACTCTGTAGTGACCCCACGATTTTTCAGTTATATCTTCATCCCATTTCTGTAGAATAGTAGAGGAAGAGTTTTGTTTAGAACCGCCTACGTTAAACTCAAATTTAATACCTGCGTCAGTGGCAAAGCGATCTAGTTCAGGGATGTTCTGATCAGTGCGGTCACCCCCATTAGCAAAGACAATAAAAGCATTAGGATAAAAGTGTCTAACTTTTACAATAGCAGCTATTGCAGAATCATCTTCATCATCAAAGCTAATAACATTGTCCACAGCTTTTAAGTTAAGTAAGACTTGTTCCCTTTCGTAGTAAGGTAAAAATGATTTACCTTTCTTACGTCTGAGCCAATCATCTGAATTTAGACCTACAATTAATACGTCGCCTAATGTTTTAGCACACTTAAAATATTCTAAGTGTCCAGAATGTAGTGGATCAAAACCACCTGTAACAATTACAATTTGCTGTTTCATCACGCCCACACTTCTGACCAGCTACCACTAAGCGCACCCTTGGCGTAATCAGTAGAGTGGTTCTCAAAGAAGTTAGTATGGGTAGGTGCATTAATCATAGTCTCTACCCAAGGTAGGGGGTTAGTCTTAACTTTAAAGATCCCCTTCATGCCCATAGAGATAAGCCTACGATCTGCAATGTAGCGGATGTACTCTTTTACTTCAGTATCCCGTAGTCCTTCAACCTTACCCATCTTGAATGATAGATCAACAAACTTATCTTCAAGAGCAACCATAGTTTCCGCTATGCTATAGATAGCTGACTTGGTTTCATCGTTCCACTCTTCCATGTTCTCTTCAATATAAGTTCTAAATAATTTAATCATACCTTCTGCGTGTTGTGTCTCATCTACGATAGACCATGTAACAATCTGCCCCATGCCTTTCATCTTACCGTGGCGTGGAAAGTTAAGCAGCATGATAAAGCTAGAGAACAATGCCAGCCCTTCAGTGAAAGCAGAGATAGCTGCAATCTTAATAGGTAGTGAAATCTTTTTATTATTCACACTAGACAGAAAGTACTCATGCTTCTCACGCATAGCGTCGTACTCTAAGAACTCATTGTAAGTGGAGTCAGGCATACCTAAAGATTCTATCAAGTGTGAGTACGCTGCAATGTGTAACGCTTCCCTAGCCGCAAAGCCTGAGAGCATCATGCGTACTTCAGGTTGTGGGAAGTTGGGAAGGTAGTTATCTATATACCCACCAGCTACATCAATGTCAGACTGTGTAAAGAACCTGAAGATATTAGTAAGAAAGTACTTCTCCTCTGTGGAGAGGTTGTTCTTCCAATCCTTGATGTCTTCAATCATAGGTACTTCAGTATGTAGCCAGTGAGATTGCTCATGCTTTAACCATAGGTCATAAGCCCAAGGGTAGTGAAAGGGCTTAAAGTAATTACGCTTATCCTGTAGTTTTAACTTATCCGTCATAAGGTCTTGCTCCTCTGTTATCAATCCACCTACGGGGGATATCCTCTTCGTGCTCAAAATCATGCTTGCTGTTGGACACAGCGCAAATGAAGCTGGTGAAAATTCCATAGCCTTTCTTTCTAAGATGACAGTACCATTTATAAATCATATTACAAGGAATCTTTTAACCTTTGTAACAATAGTTCTTCATCTCTGATTGTCTTAAAAACAATGACTGATCTCAACTCATGGCACATACGAGATACTGGCATTGCCTGATGTTTGGTATCTGCGTGAAATACTAATAATCTATTACCAATGTAATTACAATATTTATGAATATTTTTTTCTTCCTTATCCCATAAAGCTGTCCCACCTAACCAATGAGGTTTCCAATCAAGACGAGGGTAATATATAAAAGTATAATCCCCATCATCTGTATGTATATATGGTTCGACTCCAAAAGTATGGGCATTCATATAAACTCGTTTTAATTTTACAGGAACATGAAATTTATTTTTAGCTGCTTCAAGAAGAGGTAATAAATATTCATAATTATATGTTATTAAATCATCTTCACTACCTGCAATACGTATACCAAAATGAGGATATATTGTATCACCATATATTTTTTTATTACTTTTTCTAATTGAATGTTTATTATATTCCCATGATAAATTTCTAACTCTATCATGTACATCTTCAGCAACACTGTCTCGTAGTAGATTATCATATACCCAAAACATATCGTTAACCCTCACACGCTAGACAGTCTTCACCAATCACTAAAGACTCTATGTTAATCTCTTTAATAATCTGTCTCTCAATCTTACGACTAACCTTATCAGCTTTACCAATCTTTTCAGAACGACAGTAGTACATAGTCTTAACGCCCTTCTTCCATGCCATGAAGTGTACAGCATGAAGGTACTTAATATCTACGTCTGGCCTAAAGAATACATTAAGGGATTGAGATTGGTCTATAGCTTTCTGTCTATCAGAAGCATGTTCTATTACCCACCGTTGATCTATCTCCATAGCGGTCTTAAACAATTCTTTCTCTTCAGCATCAAGACACCTTAGATGTTGCACTGATCCATCATTAGCTATGATTGAAGACCAGATACGATCATAGTTAAGCTTACTATCTTTATCACATTTTTCTAGAAGAAGTTTGTCTAAGAATTTATTCTTGTTTAGAAACGAACCACTAAGAGTATCTTGACGATAGGCGTTGGCTCTCCAAGGTTCAATTGATGGTGATGTATTACCCATGATAATTGAACTGCTGGCATTAGGCGCGATTGCCATAACGTGACTACATCTGAGTCCTGTTCCTGCTGCATCTGGAGCTTCGCCTCGTATCTTTCCCAAGTACTTATTGGCTTCGTTAAGTTTAATTCTAACGCTTTTAAAGATGTTATTGTTGACGAGCTTGGCGACAAGATGATCAAAGGGGATCTTGCTTTTTTGGAGGTAGGCGTGGAAACCCAAGGCTCCAACTCCGACTGAGCGTTCACGCATGGCACTGTACCTAGCGCGACTGATAGTATCAGGAGCATTGTCAATAAAGTTCTGGAGCACATTGTCCAGCATTTCCAATGTGTCCTGTAAAAATAGCGGGTCATTTTTCCACTCATCATAGTATTCTAGATTAAGTGAACTCAAACAGCAAACCGCAGTACGCTCTGAGTTAGTGGGAAGAATAATTTCTGAGCACAGATTAGATTGGTTTATTTCTAATCCTTTTTCCTTAAGCCAAAAAGGTAACCGATCATTAGAGGTATCTATAAAATGTATATAAGGCTCACCTGTCTGCATACGCATCTCTAGTATACGTTGCCATAGTTCTTTAGCACTTACTGTTTCTTTAACCTGCTTAGTGTGGGGATCTATTAGCTCCCAACTGTCATCATCTTCAGGGTTTGTCATACAGTTTTCTACAAGCTGCATAAACTTATCTGAGATATTAATACCATGATGCAAGTTAAGGCACCTAAAGTTTTGGTCACCTGTAGGTTTACGCATCTCTAAGAATAATAAAATATCAGGGTGATCAATATTGAGGTAGGCTGCATAGCTACCTCTACGAGTTTTGCCCTGCCTGTACGCAAGGCTAGACGCATCATACATCTTAAGGTGTGGCATCATGCCTGTAGACTTATCGTCTGCTGAACGAATACCAAAGCCTATGCCGACACCACCACCATACATAGACAACCAGTTAGTCTCTGATAGATTATCTACTAAACCTTCTGCGGTGTCTTCAATGTAATTAAGATAACAGGAGATAGGAAGACCCCGCTTAGAACGTCCGTAAGATAAGACAGGGGTGGAATAAGATAGCCAATGCTTAGAGGAATACTCATACAATCTCTGAGCGTGTTCGCTGTTTGAAGAGAATGTTTTAGATACAAAAGCAAATCTTTCCTGTGGGGAAAGCTCACTGTCCAACATGTAAGATTCTTTAAGACGAGCAATCCCTAGCTCATCAAAAAGATTATCCCTACTTGGGTTAATAGTAATGCCATGATGACTTATCTGAGACATAAAATTTAGCTCCTTTCTGCTTCAGAAATAGATGTAATAACTAATACACTTAAGTTTATGGAGTATTAACTAAGACGTTAGTTTAATATCACTCTTAACAACCCATACACTGTAGCCCTTTCTCACTTCCTCAGATTCTACCCATATTTTATAGGTCTTACCTCTCTTGCGCCAGTAGTTACGGATTGTATCAGCAAGCATTAGGGAATCTTTTTTATAAGCTAGGTAATTACGAGGGTTGTGAGTCTGGCGAGCCATGTTTAATCCTATCAACTATATTACTCTTCAGCAAGCTTGCTTTCTAACTTCTTAAATTGCTTAACAATTTTATCATCTCCCATTGAAGATGCTCTATCAATTAAGCGCGATAGATACCATCTTGCTTTCTCTAAATCTTCTATAGGCTTTTCTTTGTAGCCATAACGCCACAAATATTTCTCTACATTCCCTTTAAGATAACCGAAAAACTCCATCTCTGTCATGCTGGCTTCGATAGCATCAATAGCTTCTATACCATTACGATTGTAATGACGAGGCTTATTTACCGGATCAACTTTCTTATGATCCGTAGTGGGGTAACCAAATACATTAGGCTGGCTCATTCTTTAATCCCTTATATTATTTAACAAAACATTAATACGTCTTCTTACAAACTCAATATCTTTATTCAGTATCTGAGTAAAAAACTTTCTACCGTAAGATGGTTCGATACCTGCCAGTTCACATATAGGCTCATAAGTAGAAGCAGTGACACAGGCAGGTACTGTAAACCACTTAATAGATGTGTGTCTATTTTTCTTAGAAGCTCTGCTCTCTTCTTTCGTTTCTGGTTTTGTTCCATCTAGTAACGCCTGTAAAAAAACTGATATAAATAATACTCTTTGTGGACTAGAGATCTTGTTGATTAATAAAGATTCATAAATTTCTTTATCGTTCTCCTCATCAAAGTCCGTATCTAAATCGAAAGCATCGTTGCTTTTATACCACTCAATGCTACTTCTATTTCTTTCTTTTCTTTCTTCCCTGCTTTTTTTCATTATGTTTTTCTTTTATCCAAGCTTTAGGAATTACATGACCCCACCACTTAAAATTATTTTTATCACACCACTCAGCTACTGTTGTCTTAGACTTAGGACCAATCTTTGTCTGGGGGTTTTGGAAAACAAACCGAATATCCCATGAAGGTTCTTGATCTCTTATTAACATATGTTTCTTTCTATCTGGTGCTAAGAATCTTCCCTTAAGTTCTATGATAATACCGTTAGGTAAAACAATATCAGGAAGATAAGTTCTATTAGTAGCGGGAACTATATAGTTTATCTTAAATGGCTCGTAAGAAAAGTCAACTGACCTCTCATCTAAGTCTTCACAGACTTTCGCTTCAAACTTAGAGCGAAATCTATAAGAAGACTTCATCAACTCTTGGCTCCTGTCTAACCTCTGTCAAATACTTAATACCGTTAGAGTACTTAAACCCTCTTAATCCTTTACCGTTGTTCGCATCCTGCCAACAATTAAGTTTAAAGTTACAGTACTGACACCCTACAGCTAACTTCATGTTACCACTCTTACCATCTGGTACAGCCTCATAACACTTAGGCGGTGGCTCACTAGCCTCTAAGGATGTTTTTAAATTAGTAATCCTATCCTCTACGTTAATCATTTCCATACCGTGTACAGGCATTACCGCTATCTCTCCAGACTGTTTATCAATAACAATGAACGCAGCCTTATCTACTTTGTTAGCGTAAGCATATGCTGATAGCTGTCCTATGTAACCAAAGGGATCATTCTCAAAAAGAGTTTGATCTTTAAATTTCTTAAAACTAAATCCAGAAGCAGACTTAAAGTCCACCACCACATCATCTACTCTCGCATCTTGATGGCCCTTAACTCCCAATATGTTATGTTCTTTCTGTTGGTCTGTAACGCTATGACCTGCTGTCTTACAGATAAGAACTAGTAGCTCTTCTAAAATAGAACCATAAAGGAATTTAATTAATAAAGAATACGGTAGGTCTTCTACCTCATCATCAGTGCGATTAATTTCATACCATAACTGTCTATCAGGTTTCCCTATATTAGACATACGAAGCTTGTCTCTTTTCTCATCTAAAGAATTGTTGCGAGAAAACGTAGAGGTGACCGCCTCTCTTACGTTATCCAAAAATATTTGGAGATCAGCTTCTGAGGGTTCAACAGTGGAGCGACTGCTGAACAGGGATTCAATATCAGAAATAAGATCATGTAAGTTTGGCATTGGTCACCTCTACTAGCTGGCAAGGTGAAAGGAGCAAATTCCTCACCAGCTTATCACTTTACTTTACTCAAACGGTATCGAATCTTCTGATACATATCCGTCATCGACAGATTGAAAATCCGAACCTGTTGAGTCAGCCCCACCTTCATAAGGAACTAACTCAACGACTTGAACACCTACTAATTCAAAGCCGTTCTTCCCTGCAACAGGGCCACGCTTGTACTCAAATGTTCTGAATGATGCGTTAACTTTAGAACCATTACCTACATTGGTTCCTGACATATCATTCATCTTACTATCAATGAGACGAGGTTTAGATTGTTCCTGTGCTTTAGGTCCAATCTGATTACGTTTTAACGTGACATAATCTCCACGGTCATCGTCTGCATTTTTAATAGACATCTTCTGTGACTTTGCAATCTTAAGATTATCTTCATCAAGATTACATACATCAATTGACCACTGCTTCTTCTCAGGGTCAAAGTTATTAGAAGGCACTTCAAGCTTTGCCCACTTAGCTGTTCCAGAAATAATCATATCTTTTCGTTTCCTGTTCTGTTCCGAGACGTAACGCCACCTTTTGTATCAACAATGAGTATGGGTAGCGGCATACTCATATTCCTTCTACTCTCTTGAAAAGCTGTGTCAAGAAAATAATTCATTAATTGGTTTGAGATCCCTTATAATCATATTATAGCAGTCAGCCTTGACGATAAAACCGTTGTCCCCATTGGGGTCGCCCTTCTTAAGGAAGGTGGCTTGTTTAAAGTAATCTTTCTTAGGCATAGCTCCTAGTATCCAGCCCTTACTGTAGTCATTAAGTATACGTGTGAAGATATAATGGCTGCACTTTTGTTTAGGGTTACTGACTGAACACTCATAGTAATCTTTAGGTTTTACACTGGTGCGCTTAGTCTTAACATCTATTCTAAGATCGTCAAACTCAATATCATATTCATATGTATTATTGATACAACCTCTAGGCAAAGAGTTCATAACCATTATCTCACCCAAGAAGCCAGCCATATTACCTGCGCCTCGTGTAATAGAATTATTTATATGGCCCATGTCTGTAGACTTTTGATGAGCTTCTTTTACCCACTCCGATTTAATTAATATATCTTCCATCCTAATGGGTTTCCTTCCATGATGTACCAATCTTAGCTTCACTATCAAGTGGGCATTTTACATTAAGAACTTTTTCAGTAATCTTCATAGCTTCTTTTGTCAAGGAAGAAAATTTTCCAGCGTCCAGAATACTCACTTCAAATTGTACTTCATCGTGTATGTTAGCAACAGGGTGAGCGTTGAGCTTATGTTTTTCTGTGAGCTTACATATCTCTATCAACCACTGCTTACATATAATACTGCCAGCCCCTTGTAACAGTGTATTAAGGGCAGCGTGTTGGTGTCGTATGATTATCTGTCTACCATCAAGACCTATAATGTAGCCGTGATCTGTAGCTTGTTTAGTAATTCTTTCACGTAAGGTTGCAAGCTTGGGCAGGTTCTTAAGAAATCTTTTAATAAGTTTCTGTCCCTCTCTTGCACCACCATTAACAATCGAACCTATCTTTGCAGGGCCAGCCCCATAAAGAAAAGCATAGATGAAAGTCTTGGCTTGATCACGATCTGTTAAACCGGCTGCTCTCATGTTAGCTGTGTGTATGTCACCGCTTAAGACTTCGTTAGTAAAATCTTTATCGTTCATGTAGTGGGCAAGACAACGTAGTTCTAATCCAGAAGCATCAGCCCCTACAAGTTTGTATTTCTTTTTGTCTTCAATGCACCATAGCTCTCGACACTCCTTGCCATAAGGAGAATAAGAAGCAGGTACTTGGGCCATGTTGGGACTGTTGTGGCTCATGCGTCCCGTGATAGTTCCGATAGTTCTGACCTTGCCATGCACTCGATTTGTAGCTGGGTCCATTGCTTCAATCCATGACTTAACCTGTGCTAACCTCTTATTAACTAAGAATAATTCTTGAAAATCTTTAGCTATAGGAACGTCACATTCTTGAAGAGTCTTTTCATTTATGATTGGTAGATTGGTCTTCGCTGTAAACTGTGATGGCTTCCAACCCAACGCTAATAATTTCTCACCAATCTGCTGCCGACTGTTAGGATTAAACGGTTCGTACTTAGTCTTCGTTACCAGCTTTATTTCTTTCGGTGGAAACATATTAATTAATTTATTAGAGATGTCCGTAGATTTTTCTTGGAGCGTAGCAAGAAGACTTGATGCCTTCATCTCATTAAAATAGAAACCATTTTTAATTTGTATGTTAATGAGATGAGCAACTAAATGTTCCATCTCTATAGAGAACTTTGAGAACCCCTCAAGATCTTTTACAAGCTGAAGATATAGCTCGTGGGTTACATCTACATCTCTGATGCAATACTTAATCATCTTATTACTTAGACCAGAGAAGTCCTCAAAAAATATTTTAGGGTAGGATAGTTGTTCTCCCCACGCCGCAAGGCTATGCCCCTCTTCCCGTACAGGATTAGCTAACCTTGAATAGACAAGGGTATCAATAATTTTACTAATAGGTATCTCAATCTTTAGTAAATCGTAGAGGACAGGGACATCAAAGCCTATGCCGTTGTGCATAATAATTTTATCATACTTACTTAGAAACTCTCCACACTCGTCAAGATTCTGATAAGTATCTGTAGTGTCGCATGTAAAGACAGTGATGAAGTGTGAATCAATATCTTTACACGCAACTACAAATATCTTATCGGGATTGAACCCGTTAGTTTCTATGTCGAGAACAAGTTTCTTAGTCATTAGACATCATGTCTGAAACAATATCTTCTAAACTATGACGAGGTTCCCAACCTAATTTTTTTCTTGCTTTGGTAGGGTCACCTAATAGATAGTTAACTTCAGAAGGACGGTAAAATTCAGGGTTAACTTTTACTATTGTGTCTCCACTATCAGCAAAAGAAACTGTAAAATCTTCACCCTCTCCCTTAAAAGATATATCAGCAAACTCAGGATACCTTTCATGTATCCATAAAAAACTCTGTTGTAGAAAGTCTAACACACTATAAGATTCTCCTGTGGCAATAACATAATCATCACCCTTATCTTGTTGAAGCATTAAGTGCATTGCCCTGACGTAATCTTCAGCATGACCCCAATCACGCCGCGCATTTACGTTGCCTAACTCCAGAACAAAATTAGAACGTGTAGGAGGATACTCATACTCATCAAGTATTCTATTTAAACCATTTGTAATTTTCTTAGTAACAAATTCATCACCTCGCAAAGGACTTTCATGGTTAAACAAAATACCGCATGAGATGTGGAGATCATAAGCTTCCCTATAGTTAACACAACTATGATGAGCAAACGCTTTCGCTGTTCCGTAAGGACTGCGCGGATTAAATCTTGTTAGCTCTGATTGAGGCGGCGTTGATTCACCAAACATTTCTGATGTAGATGCCTGATACATGCGACAACTGGTATCATAATTTCTTATATACTCTAGGAGATTAACAACTGCTAATCCGTTTGTAAAAGCTGTGGTCATAGGTAGATCAAAGCTTGCTCCTACAAAACTCATAGCGGCAAGATTATATATTTCATCTGGTTTAACTTCTCTTAGGATACGCAGAGTAGTTTCCCATTCGTTTAAATCCCCTGTGTGTAGAGTAATTTCATTTATAATCGGAGGATAAAAATGATATAAACGGGAGGTATTATCAACACTGCTCCGCTTAACAAGGCCATGCACTTCATAATTATTAAGTAGTAGAAAACGAGCAAGATACGCACCATCTTGTCCTGTTATTCCTGTTATGAAAGCTACCTTCTTAACTTGCCATCTTGTTTTCATAATGTTCTATACACTCCTGTATCTGATTTGTATAGCGATGTGGACTTACAAGTTTCACATATTCTGAGATGCTTCTCAAGAATTTTTTCTTCTAAGCAACACAAACACTTACGTTTTTTTAATCCCTTACGGTCAAGCTCTTCATCACTAAGCTCGCTTTTATTTTTATTACGATGTCTAGACTTAGAGCCGTTGCACTTACCTGCTCTCCACTTGACACCTTGAACCATGTTCCTCGTTATCTCTTGGTTATATTTTTTACTGAGAAAGTCAGCTACTTCACGGCCCGTAAAACCTTTCTCCGACATATCAAGAATATCTTTCTTAAGAAGCTCAGTGCTTATCATGTCTCGCTCCTTAGAAAATCGCTGGAGAATATATCAGCATCACTTGAACCCGTATCCATCACAGGTGTCTCGTCTTCCTCGTCTTCAAAAGGATTACTTGTTTCATAGATACGGCCTGTCCCTTCACGGTCATAGAAGAGATAAGCGCACGGTCCTGTGTCACCAGAGAACCTGTTCTTAAGCACACGCACTGTACTGGTGTTGCGTATGGTGAGATCATCGTGCTGACTGTTACGTTCTACACCAATCACCATGTCACTAAGCTGACCAATACCCGCTGTTCCTCTGAGGTGAGAAAGAGATATATTAGAACCTTCTTCGTGACCGTTACCGCTTACACGTTTGAGGTGGGTAACGATTCCTAAATGGATATCTAATTCTTTTACAAGCTGTGTCAGCTTAGTCATAATCTCATCAAGAGCACGACGCTCATCACCATGTTCTTGAGAAGACACAATGATAGAGATGTGGTCGATGAATATAAACTTACAGTCCTCACCTTTGGCTAGGTGTCGGACGTTGTAGAGTATCTTATCAATACCCCATGATCCAAAGTGATCAAGTAGGAAGAGCCTACGATTGTTCTTCAGACGATCAAAGGTAGACTGTAGTTCTTCTTCACTGCACTCAACATCAGGAAGATGTATGGGCCTGTTCATATCAAGACCACACAAAGCCATAGCAGTTTTCTTTGGTGTCTCCTCAAGAAACATCATACCAATATTGTACTCAGTCTTTTGTAAAAGATCGTAAACAATCTCCCGTAAGATACTGCTCTTACCCTGACCACTGCCAGCCGTGTAGGTACATAGCTCACCTACTCGCATACCGTAGGTCATGTCATTAAGACCTGCCCAAGGGTAAGGAACAGATAACACATCGTCCTTGGTGTTGAGGATATCCCACATGTCGGAGAAGCAGACAATACCATCAGGGGTATAGGTCTTCTGGTTCCACCATGTATCGGTAAAGAGTTTCTGCTTATTATTTTTTAAATAATCACTAGCGTCTTTGTAATCTTCAAGCGTTACAAGTTTAGCTACGCCCGGTGGGAATAGATTAGCAACGTCATCTGTTGCTTTCTTCCCTGCTTTGTCATTATCAAAGCAAAGAACAACATTCTCAAACTGAGATAGATAACTAATGTTTTTCTTACAGTCGCGTAATGCTGTGCTTGCAGACTTAACTGATACTACAGGCCACTTAGATCCTAACATCTGATAAGCAGCAAGGGCATCAAGCTCACCCTCGACAATGGTAATAAACTTACCAGCCTGATTAAATAAGTTCTGTCCAAACAACAGTGCTGAGTTGATATCCCCTTCAGTGCTGAAAGACTTGTCATCAACCACACGTATCTTGTTAGCGATGTGCTTATTATTTTTATCTACGTAATGATAGATATGCTTAGTAATTTTATCTTTAGTACTAAGACATTTCACTCCGTACTTACGACAGGTATCAACATTAATATTACGATCACTGATACCTATAAAATCTCCCTTGTCAGCCAAGGCAGTATTCCAATTATTTGTTGTGCTCACGGGTACAGTAGCTCCTTCCGTATGTGCATGGTTACTAGGAAAATATTTATTACAACTAAAACAATACCCATGACCATCAGAGTAGGTAGTGTAGGCATCACTTGAATCCCTACAAGGACACGGTATATGTCTTTTAAGAACAGTCGAGGGTTCTCTATCCAAGTTTACATCCCTCCATTAACCTGTCTTTAATCCATAGAAAATCATATCCTAAATTATGAGGATGGGTAGGGATAGGAGACAAATAAAACTTGTAATCTTTTTCAAAAATAGTTTTCCACTCACCAGACTTTGTATCAAGATAAGCAATACAATCCCATTGCATTTCTATACAGTCTGCTTCAATCCAGTATTGGCGAACAGCAAGTTCTTCTTCAATAGAAGATAATTCATCTCGTAGGTGAATATATACACTCATTAATTGCTCCTTTTCTAACAGTTGTTAACTGATATTATTAATAATATTTATAACATTACTGCTAACAACTGTTAACAGTGTCGATCAACAACTGCCGACATCTCTAGCATCCGGTCCTCGAAACGGTCAAGCGTTTTTTTGGGGTGCGTCGGGCGGTGCGACGATTTGTCGCAGTGCGGGATGTTCTTGGGGTGCGTCGGGAGAAGGGGGGGTATATAAAAATAAAAAAAATA